TGGTGCATTAAGATGCACTTTGCAAGAGATTAAATGTAAAATAGTAAACACCACTAATCTTGTAGCTAAGTCTGATGTCTTAATAGTCACAAGTCCTCACGGTGCTTTTCTATTAGATAAAGATGTGCCTAAAAAGTTTGTATTCTTACAAATGTTGGAGCATTTATTTAACCCAACAAATTCTAAGTTTTTTAATAATGCGATAGCCTTATATAAGACTCATCATCCTATCATCTCAATAAGTCAATGGAATATCCGAGTCTTACAGCATCAATTTCATAGAACAAGACCAATTCATTATGTAGGCAATGGAATTAACTTAAATGACTTCCCAATATCTTATAAACCTAAAGACTATAAAACAATCTTATTAGAATCACCTGAGCCTACTAATTACACTAAGGACACAGAAAGACTTGCCATACAAGTAGGAAAGATTCTAAAGGAAAGAGGGTATATAATAAAAGGATTTGGACTAAAAGAACCTAAAGACAGAATCTTTGATGAGTTTGTAGTCAAGCCTGATTTACAAACAATGAATAGGCTATATGAGGAGGCAACTCTTTTACTCAAAGCCACTAAATATGATGCGAGGTCAACAGCTCCTTTAGAAGCAGGCACAAAGGGTACTTTAACAATAAGAGCAATCATTGAGGGTGATGATGACCTAAACGAAACTAACTCATTCAAAACAGGGTATTCGGTGGATAAATTGTATGATGCCACAATGTTTGCTTTAGCACATAGAGAACAATTGGATAAGAGGGCAGATGCAATCAGAGAATATGTAAAGACACACACCTGGGATTATTGGATGCAACAAATCAATCAAATCATATGTCAAGAGTCTTAATTGTTCTTTTAGAATACTATGAGCCTGACTTTCAACAAACAGTCAAATGTGTTGAAGAGACAGACCTACCCTTTGAGGTAGTTAGTAGGGATGGTGTAGGTAATATGTCAAGAGCCTACAACTCAATCCTTATGGACCCTTTATGGAAAGCAGATTATCTATGGTTTGTTTCAAACATAACATTTGACCCTGAGCTACCACATAAATTAGCCTATGAAATGGCTAAAGGTGAATGGGCTGCCCTACACCCTTCTATGCCAAGTTCGGATCATAGATTCCAATGGCCTATTAAAGATTTTCAAGGCACTAAAGAAACACCTTTTGTAGAATGGACAGCACCAATGGTTAATGCTGAGGTATTTAGTGACAACCCATTAGATGAGATGTTAGCTTACTACTATATGGATTTGGATTGGTGCTATAGAGTAAGAGAAAAAGGGTATAGAGTGGGAGTACACTATGGCACACAGATAAACCATACCTATTTAAGAAATAAAGATGGGCATCCTATAAGAGCAATAAGAAGTCAACTAAGAAACTATTGGACTCCTATTAGTCAAAGACATATGGTAGAAAAATATGGTAAGGATTGGACAACTAAACTATGGCCTAAATGACACACACAGAACTTAAAGGAATTTACCACGAACTTGCCTTTTGGCAACAATTTGTCAAGACAGACCGATTCCTAAGCGGATGGGTAAAGAAAATACAAACCCCTGAGCTACATCAAGAGGTGGCAGACTTTATTAAAAGTGTTCCACACGAAACTGTATTGGATGTTGGATCAGGAGTTGTCTCTATTCTTAATGGCTTAGTAAATGTTAGGGCTGTAGACCCATTAGGTGACCTTTACAGGCTTATTTTTGACTATGACAGACACAAGGTAGGACCTCCTATGGCTTTTCCTGCTGAGGAGCTACCCTTTAAAAATGAATATGACATTGTACACATAAGCAATGCCATTGACCACACTCAGGACCCTTATAAAGCCTATTTAAGCCTATATAGAGCAGTAAAACCTGGAGGGTATTTAATCATTCAAGGATTTGAGAATGAGGCAACATTTGAAAATTGGCAAGGCTTTCATCAAAATGACATCTTTGTAGAGGAAATATGGGATGATAAAAAAGACTACTTATTAAGATTAAAAAAAGGTGATGGCTTAATAGAAACGATTAGTGAGGCCCCTTATAAAGTCATCCAAAAGGAAATAAATGGCAAAAGGTGGTTTATTTGGATAGTAAAAAAGTAACTTATGACAATCTGTGTAGATGTAGATGGGGTTCTAACTGATGGCAAGATTTGGGTTAACCATCAAGGGGAAATCATTAAGTCATTTAACAATAAGGACTTAGGAGCAATAAAAGAGCTTTTGGCTATGGGCTTTCAAGTACACATAGTCACAGCCTCCTCTTGGCCAGGATCAGAGTATTACCTAAAAAGGTCAGGTGCAGAGATACACCACATAAGAAACAAAGAGTCCATACCTTTTGACTACCAAATAGCAATAGGTGACTCAGCTTGGGACATACCAATGCTACAAAGAGCTAAATACTGTTTTTGCCCTTCAGATGCCTCAAAAGAGATAAAGGAGTTAGATGGTGTCCACATATTAGAAACTAAAGGAGGGCAAGGAGTAATGTTAGAGATGGTAAGAATACTTACTGAGTGGAATCCTAAGTTGTGAATAAGTATTTTTGCTAATATGGATAAAATTGGTTATATTTGGTAGTGATTAGTAAAGTTAGGAAATAGATACAGCCCTTAGTCATTAGTTTGGCTAAGGGTTTTTATTTATGATAAAAAGAGTCCCTAAGTCTGAGATGCCCTGTAATAAGCCAATGAAAAGCTGGCTTAAAGGAAAGAAGAAAGTTGTTAAGGCTTGTCAGAATGGTGTAGAAAAGATAATCCATTTCGGTGACTCCTCAATGAAAGACTTTACTCAGCACAAGTCTAAGACAAGACAAAAGTCCTACTGTGCAAGATCAGGAGGGATAAAAGGCACAGACTCTAAATTAAGTGCTAACTATTGGTCAAGGAAAGTCCTTTGGCAATGCGGTAAAATGGGAAAGCAATGAGTTGCGGATGCAAGAAAATGGGTAAGAAGAAAAAAAAGAAGTAATGCCCTACAAATCAAGAGCGCAAGCAGCCTATTTTAACATCAACAAGAAGAAACTTGAAAAGCAAGGTGTTAATGTAGATGAGTGGAACAGAAAGTCAAAGGGTAAGAAACTACCTAAGAAGAAAAAATAAATGCCACAAATTCAGTCCACAGCAATAACTGAAATCCGGCTAAACCCAAACAATCCACGAGTAATCAAGGATGATAAGTTTAAGAAGCTGGTTAAGAGCATCCAGGAATTTCCTCAGATGCTTGACATTAGACCGATTGTAGTAAACGATCAGATGATTGTTTTAGGTGGAAATATGAGGTTAAAAGCCTGTATTGAAGCCGGATTAACAGAAGTGCCTGTAATAAAGGCCAGTTCTTTGACACCCGAACAACAACAGGAATTTATCATTAAAGACAATGTTGGCTTTGGCGAATGGGAATGGGATGTGCTGGCAAATGAGTGGGATGTAGAAAAACTATCAGAATGGGGCTTAGATATACCCGACTATGAACCTAAAGTATTAGAGGCTGAGGAGGATGACTTTGAGGTACCGGATGAGGTCCTGACAGATATCGTTTTAGGCGATTTATTTGAGATTGGTAATCATCGTTTACTTTGTGGGGATAGTACAGATAGCGACCAAGTAGCCAAGTTAATGAATGGCGAAAAGGCTGATATGGTTTTCACCGACCCTCCTTATGGAGTTAACTATGAAGGTGGACATAATAAAAAGAAAAGAACAGGAATTGAAAATGATACATTGCAAGGTCAGGATTTGACTGATTTATTTTATGAATCATTAATGAATGCGGATTTATTTTCTAATGAACATTCTGCATTTTATATATGGTATGCAAATGGTAAAGCAGTAGAAACATTTGCTTCATTTAGTAAATTAAATTTGCAAGTAAGAGCTGTTATTTGTTGGTACAAGATTAAAAGTGGATTAGGAGCTTTTATGGCACAATATATCCCTAATTATGAACCTTGTATTTATGCATTTAAAAATGGGTCAACTCCACAATGGTTTGGAGCAAGTGATGAAAAGACAGTATGGGAATTAAAGAAAGAAAGCAAAAATGAATATCATCCTACACAAAAACCAGTTGAATTACCATCAAGAGCAATAGCAAATAGTAGCAAAATTAATGATATAATTTATGATTGCTTTTTTGGTTCTGGCTCAACAATGGTAGCAGCACACCAACTAAATCGCAGATGCTATGGTATGGAGTTAGACCCTAAATACTGCCAAGTTATAGTAGATAGGATGAGAAAGTTAGACCCAAATATTGTAATTAAAAAGAACGGACAAACGGTATAAAACGGTGGGAGAGTTTCCAAATAAAGCAACACAGTTCAGTAAGGACTATCAACCTGAGAAGAATGGCAGAAAGCCAAAACTTCCCCAGCTTGATGTCTTATTAGCTGATGTGCTTGGTGAAGATAAAGATGGAATTGAGGCTGCTAAAGCAATCCTAATGGCCCTTAGAGCCAAAGCAACAAAGGGAGATGTTAGAGCTGCTGAGGTCCTATTGGAAAGAGCTTATGGTAAATCCAAGCAAGTTGTTGATTTAAATCATTCGGGTGGAATAAATATAGTATTTGAGAAAGCTGGAATCAGCAATGAGGACAGCCAAAGTTAAATATACAGATGTCTTTGAATGGAACTTACAAGCCTATGAAGCAAAACAACACAGAGTTATTGCTAATCAAGGCTCTACACGATCAGGTAAGACTTATTCATTAGGACAACTGTTAGCTCTTTACATACCGCATAAGGAAAAGGTCACGATTTCGGTGGTTAGTCCTTCTCTACCTCACTTAAAAAGAGGAGCAAGGAGGGACATCTTACAAATCTTAGAGGATGCTGGTATCTACTCAGATGAGGCATTTAACAAGACTGACAATGTTTACCACTACCCCAATGGCTCATATATAGAGTTCTTTGGTGCTGAGGATTCAGGTAAGGTTAGAGGTCCTGGTAGAGATATCCTTTACATAAATGAGGCCAATCTACTACCCCACTCAATCTACCAACAATTAGCCCTTAGAACTAAACAGACAATCTTTTTAGATTTTAACCCTGTTGATGAGGCCTCTTGGGTGTATGATGTTGCAGATAAGCCTGGCAATAAGTTAATCCATTCTACCTACAAAAACAACCCCTTCCTCCCAAAAGAGCAAGTTCAAGAGATTGAAAGCCTAAGGGATGCTGATGAGAATATGTGGAAGGTGTTTGGGTTAGGTGAAAGAGGTAAGAGCCAAGAGATTATCTACACACATTGGAAACAGGGACCTTTTAGAGATGATTCTGAGATTGTTTATGGTTTGGACTTTGGCTATTCAGTACCAACTGCATTAATCAAAGTAGGATTTAAAGACAACCAAACCTATGCACACGAAATGATATATGAATCAAGGCTAACAACATCCGACCTAATAGAAAGGATGAAAGCCTTAGACATCAGAAAGTCTGATGAGATATTTTGTGATGCAGCAGAGCCTAAAACAATTGAGGAGTTGGTCAGAGCAGGGTACAATGCAAAGCCTGCTGAGAAAGATGTCTATGCAGGAATCCAAAAGGTAAAAAGCCAACCTCTGACAATAACACCCGAATCAATCAACCTTATAAAAGAGATTAGATCATACAAGTGGAAAACAGATAAGGATGGTAAAGTCCACCCTGATGAGAGTCCAGTAAAGATGTGGGACCACGGTTGTGATGCTATGAGGTATGCAATATTTACAAAACTAAACAAGCCTAAGTTTGAAGTAATGGCTTGGTAAAGACATAAAATGGGCAAGATACAAGATGCTTGGAATGTACTGACAGGGAAGGCAATGCCTATGATGCCCATTGGTCAGCCCTTTGCATCCTACACAATGATGGGTGGTACTTATGTAGGAATTGCAGACAACAGAAAGAACTATATCATTGATGGCTATCAAGTCAATGACATTATCTATACAGCAGTTACTCTTATCACCGATAAGGTAAGACTGCCTGAGTGGGGTGTTTACAAAATAGTAGATGAGGAAGCATTTAAGTCTTATGAAGGTTTGATGCGAAAGAAAGACCTCAACACCCAAGACTATAAGAAAGCTATTAAGTTTAGAAAGAAAGCATTAGAGCCTATTTATGTTGATAGGCTATCTGAGCTTATAAGATACCCTAATGAATATGAAACATTCCAGGACCTTGTTAGTAACTCAACAGGCTGGAAGTTAATCACAGGGGGTAGAACAGTTTGGGCTGAGATGTTGGAGTTAGGTGCTAATCAAGGCAAGCCTTTCCAACTACACAACTTGCCCTATCAAGAGATATCAATTATTGCAACAACTAATAGATTTCCAATCATTGAGCAGGGGTATGTAATGACTAATCTTTCGGATGCTTACTTCCCTAAGGCTCAGGTTTTGCACGATAGATATCAGAATTATGATTGGGATGTCAATGGCGCTCACCTTTATGGTATGAGTCCATTAAAGGCAGCTCTTAGAAGATTAAGCCGGTCCAACTCAGCTATTAAGGCATCAGCCGCTATGTTAGAGAATCAGGGTGTTAAGGGTGTCCTTTATGTGGATGACCCAAGAGTCCTGTCTAATGGTGTTGACCCTATGGACACAAGAAAACAAGTAGAAGCCATTAAGCAGAAACTTGTAGGCAAAGGTGAGTGGGTAGGATCAGAGAATTGGGGTAGAATAGGAGTGAGTGGTTACAAGATGGGCTGGCAAGAAGTTGGTCTTAGTCCTGTTGACCTTTCTATTATAGACTCAGAGAAATGGGATTTAAAGCGGTTTGCGGCTGTTTATGGAGTGCCAAGTCAACTGATGGGTGATGCAGACACTTCTACTTATAACAATGTCAGAGAGGCTGAGAAAGCCCTTACAGCTCGTTGTGCTATCCCTGCCCTTGTAGCCTTTAGAAACCACTTTAACAGAAAGCTACAAACAGATTGGGGATATAAAGGTCAAAATGTTTATGTTGACTTTGACCATACAGTATTTACTGAGCTTGCAGAGGATGTGGCTAACAAGTCCACTTGGATTAAGGACCTTAAAACACTTAGTCCTAATGAGCAGAGAATGTTGTTAGGTCTTGAAAGAATAGACAATGACCTCTTTGATGAGCCTTGGATAACTACACAAGATGGAATGCCATTAAGTGAGTATTCAACTCCAGGACTGCCACAGGATGTAAGTGGTGAGGAAGAAGGTCCAGAGTTGGAGGATGATGTAGATGATTGAGGATATAATAAAGCGGACTTATCCTATAACCAAAAAGGAAAAGTGCTGTGCAATGTTAAAAGCAAAAATGGAAGCCAAAAGACAGGCTTTAAGAGATAGGTTAAATGACCAACAAAGAGAGAACAGAATGGGCAAAGAAGTACAGCCGGACCAACAAGAAGTTTGGCAGTCAATTCTACCCTAAGGTTAAAAGGTCATTAGATAAGGTTGTTAGTTCTTTGATAGGTACACTAAAAAGGAAAGGTGCAAGGCAGACACTTGTAGAGCTTAGAACTAAGCTATGGAGTGATGATCTAAATAAGCCAATCTCAGACATCTACAAGAAAGTAGGTGTTTACTATGCTAATGAGACCTATAAGCAAATAAGAAGGGAAATAGCACAGAAAGGGATTGGCAGAGATGAGGGATGGATTAAGTTCATTCAAGATGAACTTCAAAAGACATTACTACAATATGCAGTAGTGAAAACCTCAGAGACACTTAGGAATCACTTGATTTTAGTCTTACAGAGTTCTATAGCCAAAGAGTTGACCTTAGATGAGATAATCAAGGTATTTGAGAAGTCAGGCTTTACTGCAATGCAAGCTGAAAGGATAATCAGAACAGAGGTAGGAAGGGCAGCAAACACAGGAGTAAAAGCAGCAGCAGAAGGTTTTAACTATGAAATGGTAAAAGAGTGGATTGCCTTTAGAGATTCAAGGACAAGGGGTTTTAAACCTGAGCAACCTAAGGACCACTACCATATGGATGGACAAGTTGTTGACTTTGGTGATGACTTTACAGACCCAAGAAGTGGTGAGCAAATTGAGTATCCTTTAGCACCTGGCGGATCAGCAGCAATGGTGATAAACTGTCGGTGTAGTTATATAGTAGTACCTAAAAGAGACAGCAGAGGACAACTAATCAGAACATAATTTGGGAGGTGATTAGGTGGCGTAAGCCAATACTGCAACAATGAAATAAGAACCAGACCTAACCCTCCCCAAATGAAAGAAACTATGAAAAGATATTTTGAACAGAAACTGATAGCAGACTCAGTAAGAGATGTATCAGAAACTTCAAGAAAAGTAAAGGTGGCCATTAGTCAGATGGGTTCTAAGGACTATGACAATGATGTCATTGACCACGGTGCTTACAATAAGACTATGGCAGAAAGAGGTCCTAAAGGTGCTAATTTAATTTGGCACTTAACAGACCACAACCCAAGCCTAAAGTCAGCCATTGGCAAATTCTCTGAGTTATATGTAGAAGGTGACTACTTAGTAGGAATTACTGATGTACCTAATACAACTTGGGGAAATGATGTTTTAGAGTTTTACAAGTCAGGTCATATCAACCAGCACTCTGTAGGTTTTAGAACTATTAAAGCTGAAGCACAACAGAAAGGACAAGCAGAGGAGTACAACCTAATCAAGGAAATCCTTTTGTTTGAAGGTTCTGCTGTATTATGGGGAGCAAATCCTAACACCCCAACTCTAACAGTAGGCAAAGGCCTAACTAAAGAGGAAATCACAGATCAACACGAAAAGCTAAGCAAAGAGCTAAATATGTTAATCAAGAGTCTTAAAGATGGTAGATTTACTGATGAGGCTTTTGAATTTATTGAGATTCGCTTTGCACAAGTAAATGAGGCAATTAAGTCACTCTTATCTACTGAGGCCACTCCTATTGTAGAGCAACCCGCAGAAGCAGTTGTAGAAACTAAGGAGCCGGTTATTGATGTAAGTGATTTGAAGCATACAATTAACAATTTTATTTACAAACTAAATTCCTAAAAAGTGGAAGAACTAAAATCAATTGAGGCCTCAGTAAAATCTGCTACTGAGATCGTTGAAAAAATGAAAGCAGCTAATGAGGCTGTAATTGCAGATGTAAAAAATGAAGTGGCTGAAGTAAAGGCTGCTGTAGTAACTATGGATGAGGCTGCTAAGAAAAATCAAGCTGCTCTTGACCAACTAATTGCTGAGAAAGCTGCTAAGACTGTAAACAACAAAAACAAGTCTTTCGGTGATGCTTTTGCTGAGCAAGTGGCTGAGGCTTTTGAAGCTAAGCAAGCTGAAATCAAAGAGTTCCAAAAGAACAAAAATGCTAAGTTGACTATTGACCTCAAAGCTGTAGGTACAATGACTCTTAGCAACAACTTGTCTGGTGATGGTGTTGCTACTTACAACCAGCGTCAAGGATTGGTTCCTGCACAGAAAATCAATATGCGTGACCTTATCCCAACTGCTGTAAGCCCAACTGGTCTTTATGTAACCTATCGTGAGACAGGTACTGAAGGTTCTATCGGTATCCAAACTGAAGGTAATCCTAAGTCTCAGATTGACTACGACCTTACAGAGGTTAAAGTAGTATCTGACTACATTGCTGGTTTCGCTCGTTTCTCTAAGCAAATGATGTTCCAACTTCCTTTCTTACAGAACACTTTGCAGCGTATGTTGCTCCGTGACTTCTACAAGAAAGAGAATGCTACATTCTTCTCTGCTGTTAGCTCTGCTGCAACAGGTTCTACTACTACTTCTGCATCTGTAGATGCTGAGCAGTTGGTTGACTGGATTGCAAACCAATTGGATGCAAACTTTGAGGCTTCTTTTGCCTTAGTAAGCTATGCACAATGGGCTGACTTGTTAAAGACTAAACCTACAGACTACTCTGTACCTGGTGGATTCGTAATTGATGCTAATGGTAATGTTCGTATCGCAGGTGTACCTGTAATCGGTGCTTCTTGGGTTACTAATGACAAAGCCTTGATCATTGATGCTAACTACTTAGAGCGTGTAGAGACTGAAGGATTGCGTGTTGAGTTCTCTTATGAGGATAGCGACAACTTCCAGAAGAACTTGGTAACTGCTCGTGTTGAGTGTTTTGAGGACATCAACATTATGAGAACAGATGCCATTATCTACGGATCATTCTAATTGCTGTGGTTGATGTGGTGATAGGGGTCGGTTTCGGCCGGCCCTTTTTTTAAATATATCTTATGTTGTACAACTTACTGATTGATTGGGAGGACCAGACTGAGGAGTCAGGGATTACAGAACCCTTGACTGTTCAAGAGGTTAAGAATTATCTCAGATTAGAGGGTTTTATTGACAATTCTGAGTCAATATCCTCTGAGTTTGATGATGATGATGTTATTATTGAACACCTAATTACTTCAGCAAGAGAAAGATTGGAGGAGTACACAGGTCTGAGTTTTATCCCTAAGACTTGGGAAATAGAACTGACAAATCTTTGTGGTGGTTTTGATATCCCTTTTGGTCCTGTAAATACAATCATTTACTTAAAGGATGATGAGGGTGACTCAATCAGCACAGATGACTTTGATATCTCTTTCAATGGTAGAATCTTAAAAGACCCTAAGCTGGCTAATATGACTATGAAGTATGAGGCTGGTTACACAGTCCTACCTAAAGGTCTAAAGGATGCTATGTACAAAGAGGTGGCTTATAGATATATCAACAGAGGTGATGAGAATGTAGATTGGATTAGTAAAGAGGCAATGGCTTTGGCTTCTAAGTACAAGACCACAAATTGGATAGGATGATAGGAACTACCAAACCAATCAAGTTGTTAAAGTACACCACTACAATAGATGCTAATGGTGATGCAACTGAAACTGTGGCCACTACCTACAAAATGTGGGCTGAGGTGACAGATGATGGTGGTGGTAGGTCACAAGCTGATGGAAAAACTAACTTAGGGGATAGTAAGGTTTTTAAGATTAACTTTAGAAACTACAATATTACTCCTGAGTACAAGATTGAATACTTTGGGCAGACTTATGCTATAAGCAATGCCAAAAGAGTAGATGAGAAAAGGTTTAATTGGGAGATATCCGCATTTTCAATATTTGAGCTTGATTAAAGCAAATGTCATAGGATTGGATCAGCTAAAGGCAAGAATCCAAAATGCTACCAAAGAAACTCAAACTCTTGTGGATGCAGAGTTAGAGGCAGCAGCTATGAACTTTGTAGGATTGGCAAAAAAGGACTTAGCAAGTCAGGGTGGTGATAGGGGAACTTTATTAAGGTCTATTACTTACAACAAAAAAGCTGACTTACAATATACGGTTAGTGCTAATGTCTTTTATGCTCCATTTATTGAATTTGGAACAAAGAGTAAGTTTAACCCCTATCCTGGGACTGAGGAGTTTGCAAGTCAGTACAAAGGTGCTAAAGGTAGTGGAACTTTAAGATTGATAGATGCAATAAGAGGCTGGGTAAAGAGAAAGCGAATAGCTACAGGCAAAGAGGTTGATAGAGTGGCTTTCTTAATTGCAAGAAGTATTTATAAGAATGGAATAAGTCCTAAGCCATTCTTTTTTAAACAAATCACACCGGTTAGGAATAACTTGGTGCAAAATGTAACAAGGGTATTAGATGGCATATAAAAATGCACTATATCAAATCAAGACTGAGTGGTATCAGACCTTAAATGGTCAGCTATCGGTCAATGTTTATAAGGATGCTGTACCCATTACAGAAACAGGCAACTTTGTCTTATTAAGAGCTGAAGGTTCAACAGACAGAGAATTAAATAATTCGGCTTTCTTTAGGTCTGCTATACTTGTGGTAGAGATATTTACCCAATTCCCTACAATCGCAAATAGTAAGACTGCATATGATATAGCCCAAGAGATAGATGACTTAGTAATG